AGATGGGTCTTTTGCTGGGTATATGATACCATTTCGTGTTGCTTTTTTTATATCATAAACATTTGATGAGTATATACCATTATACTTATTAACTATTTGTAATCCACCCTTACCATTTAAATCAGGTCTAACAACCGTCTGAACACCATCTATTCTATCTAATAAAACATATATATCCGATAATAGTATTGGTCTATTTATTTGACTATTTTGCTTACTAAAATATGCTTTTAATTCATTTATACATTTTAATAAAACTTCGTTTGAATTATAGTTTGGTAATACAACTATTTCAAAATCAATACCAATGTTTATAATATAAGCATCTTTGATGTTTACCGCATCGGTCAACATTCTATAATATGAAATGTAATTTTTAAGATTTTGTTTGGTTGCCGAATTTAATTGTGATATATTTCCACTACCATCATACCCAAGAACATATAAATTTATTGCGAGTGGATTTGGAACTTGGAGAGTTCCAACCGATGCAACACCACTTACCATGTTATTAAAAGATTTTATTTGATAATCAGGCGACACATATGCTTTTGCTACTGCACCAAATTGTGGTGGCATTGCGTACGCCCTTACAACATAATCTTCAGCAGTAACAGTTCGGTTTTGTGCTGCAAAAAATGCCATAGCACTATTTCTGATATCATCAACCTCTTCATTTGATTTACCACCCGACGCAGCCTCTTCATTCGTAACTGCAACAGAATTTCTGACTGTATTTAATTGTTGGGTATTAGATGGGGTTGTTTGATTTTCAAATTCTATATTTGTAATTTGAGTTAAGTCTTTAGATATTACATTATCAATCACACCCTGCCCAACTCTATAGGTTACAGTTAAGGTTGTATTTGCAGGCGCTACTCCATATGTTTTTGTATATAAGAAATTTGAAGGGTCTATTGTTTGTGATAAATCACCTGTTGCTTTGTATAAATTAGAACCAACATTGTCTGGGTTGGGTAGTATCTCTTCATCAGCATTTGATGATACACCTGCTCCAAATTGAATTGTTATAGAACCATCTTCATCGGTTCGTGTAATGTATCTTTTAGGAACTTTTTTTAATCTTAAAAGATATGGTGTTTCCGAACCATATTGATTTAAGTTAAGTGTATAATCAGATGTATTTTGGATTTGTTCAAAAACAGTGTCTTGTGCTAAATAATCTACCTTTGTCCAAACATCTCCATCGGAATCAACTATTTTTACAACATCAATAATACCAACATCTTCAATCTTAATTTTATTGTATGGTGTTGGTGAGCCAAATATAAATTCGGATGTTTTATCTTCACCACTAACCACAGGAACGCTCTTTTTGAAAAGATAGAAAACAGGTTCATCGGTATTTTCGTTTATTTGATATACTGATATTTCGGTGGGGTCAAAAGATGATGAATATGCAAAATCAACTTTTCTCGTTGTAGAAAATACCACATTTGGGTTTTGTGTTGATGATACCTGCATACCCTCTTTAATTTTTAGAGTGTAATCCAAGTCGGGTCTAACATTATTGCCGGAGCCAATAGCAGGAACTAATTGATATACTATTAAATTAGTTGTAGCGGGTGAGTATAATTTTGGTTTATATCCAAGCGATTGTGCTAACTGAAATAAGTTTGAATTTTCTTTTACTTGAGTAATAATTGATTCTCTTAACTGAGTATCCGTATAATAGGATAGAACATCCCCAACATACGATGCCATTTCTATAAACATCATTCCAGGAGATGATTCGTTAAAATCATTATAGGTATTTGGGTAATATTGTTTAGCAAAATCTACAAGATTTTTTCTGAATCCAGAAAAATCTCTGCCAATTAAACTAACTTCTTTTTTTTCATCATTTAACATTTACTACTCCTAAACTATTGATAATCCACCCTGATTATCAACTTCTAAAATTATTGTTTGGTTAGCACCTTGAGATGTAACTCTAAAATTTATTTTTATACTAACTTTATTAAAATCCGGCTCCGAATTAACTTCTACCCCATTTAATAAAATATAAGGTAGCCAAAAACTAATATCGTTTGTGAGGGATTCTTCCAATAAAGAATCTAAGTCCGATTGAATATTTTCAAATAGTAATGAATAAATATCCGAACCAAAAAGTGGTTGAAAAGGCCTTTCACCTTTTGTTGTTAATAATAGGTTTTTAAGATTAGATATAGCCTGTTGTTCGGTTGTGTAACTTGATTTAAACATAGGACTACCACCCAATGGTAGCATTACACCAACCGCTTTATTTGGTTTTAAATCAATTGGATTAATCCTATATTGTAATCTCTGAGCCATTCATTACCTTTTCTTTTTATTATTCATTACCTGCATTAACGCAGAATAATCTTTTGTAAGTGCATCTACAACTGCCGCACCTGCATCAGTTTTTGCTAAAGTTTCCATCGGTATTGCTCTGCCCTCTGAATCTTGAACAACGGATTCTTCCATCATTCCCATTCCCTTCATAGAACCAAATGATTGTGCCATATCAGATGTAAAAGACCTTCCACTATTTATATCTCTCCACTCACCGCTTTGATAAGTTTCATTAAGTATAGAAGATATTGGCGAACTATTGTTAAATAGTTTTTTTTGAGTTTGTGGTTTCTTTGTTTCAAATAAGTGTTCTACATCCAATGGGTCTTTTTCCATCAACTTTGTAGATTGCTTTATTGGTTGTTGTTTTAGTTCTTTAATAATAGATTCTTTTAAAAACTTCTTTTCTTCAGCGAATTTTCTTTTAACCTCGCTTTCAACCAACATTTTAATAGCCTGAATTAGTTTTTTTGTATCCATAGTAATAAATATAATGTTTTGTAATAATTAACCAATACCACTTTTAAGCTTTAATAGTATTGTAGCTAGTTGTGGATGTGGGCCGGTTGCCGCTCCTGCAACTGGAAATGTTCCCTGTGCTAAAGTTTCTATAGCAGAAATAATCAAATTTATTGTTGTTGTATAATCTGATGTAGATATGGCTACATCTTTTTTTGATGATAAGATAATATTATCAGATTTACTATTAAATATTAACCTATCTGAATTAATAATAACTTGTGGTTTATTAAATTGCGATATATTGGGTATAGATATTCTATTTGATGTTTTTAAAGACACCCTTTGTTTTGTAGTCATCCAAATAGATGAATCATCTTCATTCACATTTTCAACTACAAATTTATCGTATCCCTTTTTATTAGTATCGTTTTGAGTATTTCTTATAATTGTTATTGGTGCACCAGAATCAGATGCGTTCCAAGTTGGTAATTTTTGAGCATCGGTTTGTTTGGGTGTATAACCAAATCTAATAGATTGACCAAACCTACCTTCAAGTATTGTATCGCCAATATAAGGTTGTAATTGTGATAATGTGTTTACTTCAGAAAACCCTTTACCAAAATTATTGTTTTTATCATTTGTAGATGAAGCATTCGGTACTGGGTTCAAATAAGAACTTACCTCAAATGATTGTGCGGTATTTGTAATTCCTTTTGGAAGGGGGTTGTTATTTAGCGACCTTTGTAAAAAAGTAGGTGAAATATAATAAAAAGAAAATCCGCCACCAAGAGGAGCGGATATAGAACTTAACGCACTAATTAAATAAACTTGCTCCCCAATAGTGGGGATTGATTTAATATACGGATTTAAAGGATATGCAAAATCATTTGATGCACCACCAGTAGAGCGTTTAACCGAAACCCCAATTTTGTAAATATCGTTGGGATTACCATCTTTTAAAAATACTTCAGTTACCTCACCAAGCATTATTCATCCTCATCCTGTTTTAGGGATTCCAATTTTTCATCTACATCCCTACTAGCTTCTAACAACTGCTTCTTTTCTTCTTCTGATAATAACAACCCATCATCAGAACCACCCTTATCTAAAAGTTTTTGTGCGATAGCAGCCAACCTTACCAATTGGTCATCATTCTTTACTGATACCTCTAAGTATTCCTTAATCAACGGAACTACCACCGATGCATCATTCAAATTTTTAACCAATGGTTCTAACTGAGCAATTAGTAATTTTATTTGTCGGTCTTTTTTACGGGAATTATCATAAACATCTTTTAATAAAGATGAAAATGTCGTCCCTTTAAATATATCATCATCCTTCGTCATAATACCTCTCTATGTTATGATTTAATTTTAAAATACCCTTTTTAGTATATTCAGTATTTAATTCTACAAATATTACTTTCATTTTTCCTATAACTCTTGTAATATATTGCGTATTTACTCCTGTCCTATCTCTAATAAGTATATAAAGAGCCTTTTTATTGTAAGAGTATAAATCCTTCCGATTACGGAATAGTTCATTAACCGAATCAGCTATTCTTCTATCCCTTTCCTTTACAAAAAGTTTATTTAAATTTGAATCTATATAATCCACAAAGAAATCCATAAAATCTGATTTTTCTTCTACTGCTTCATACTCCGCAACTTCGTTGGGAACATTCCTACCAATATCAACAGCATCCAAATCTTCTTGGATTTTCATTTTTGCGTAATTGGCATTATTCTCATTAAATAAAAAATTTCTTGCAATTACAGTGAAATAAGAAAATGCTTTTCCTTTATCACCCTTAAACTTATGCATCTTTTCATTTAGAAACGCAACTACCGATGCCTTTACATCTTCATACGAATCATCAAAGTAATAGGTTTTATATGTATGTATTACATTTTCTGCAAGTTTATCAAACGGATATTGTATAAATCTATTATAGATACGATTTTTTTTATCAATATCATCTAAATTATTATATACATTTATAGCCATTTCAGTTATATTCGTAAAATACCTAGTGCTCTTCGGTGATTTCGCTTTTCTGCCCATAATATCCGTCTAATTCTTCTATAATACTATACATTTCTCTAAATACATAACCCGTCTCATCATCGGCTTCAAACGAACCAATTCTATCTATGGATTTCATTCTATCCATTGCGTTTTGAATTCTCCCTTGCATTGAATCCAAAAGTGTATCTGCCTGAGTGTATTCTTTTTC